TACACTTCAAACTATCTCTGAAGCAAAAAACATTCTCTCAAAAGCAGAGATTAAGGAAAGCTTTCCAAAAACATTCGGAGTTTATGATCTAAATGAATTCCTTGGTGTTCTTGGTTTAGTTGATTCTCCACGTCTCAACTTTGAAGAAAATTACGTTATCATTGGGGATTCTACTGGTAGATCAAAAGTAAAGTATTTTTACTCAGATACAGAGATGCTCACTACACCATCTAAAGAAGTAAAGATGCCAGAGACTGATGTAAGATTTACTCTTGATGGAGATACCCTTGGTAAAGTTAAACGAGCAGCTTCAGCACTTGGTCACAGTGAACTTCATGTTTCACCTAGTGGATCTGCAGTAAGCCTGACTGTTACATCGTCTGAAAATTCTACAGCAAATAGTTTCTCTATTGATGTAGAAGGCAGTTCTACCAGTGATAAATACAACTTTATCTTTAATATTTCTAATTTAAAGATTGATCAAGGAGATTATGAAGTAGAGATTTCTTCAAAATTAATTTCAAAATTTACTAATTCAGCGAGTGATCTTATGTATTGGATTGCTCTTGAAAAGACATCAACATACGGAGAATAATAAATGTCTGATAATGAAGATACAAAACGTGCAATGGAACTATTAAATCAAGTTTCTCGTAGCTCTATTGCTATTATTGATACTATCACTCAACGTGGTGGTTTTCGAGGTGAAGAACTTTCCACCATTGGTAATTTGCGTGACCAATGTACACAGGGTGTCCAAATCGTAGAAAGCTGGAAACAAGAACAAGCTGAAGATTAATTCTTAAGGATAAAACTATATTATGAATAATGATTTTTTATGGGTGGAAAAATACCGCCCAGCAACTATTGAAGATACTATCCTAACACCTAATCTAAAAACAATCTTTAAAAATATTATCAAGACCGGAGAGCTGCCAAATATGCTCTTTTCTGGTACTGCCGGTCTTGGTAAGACAACCGTAGCCAAAGCGTTATGTAACGAATTGGATCTTGATTATATTTTGGTTAACGGTTCAGAAGAAGGTAATATTGATACTCTTAGAACTAAGATTAAACAATTTGCCTCTTCTGTTTCCCTGCAAGGTGGGTATAAAGTAGTCATTCTTGATGAGGCTGATTACTTAAATCCCCAGAGCACCCAACCTGCCTTGCGGGGTTTTATAGAAGAATTTTCAAATAACTGTAGATTTATTCTAACTTGTAATTTTAAAAATAGAATTATTGAACCACTTCACTCACGATGTTCTGTGTATGAATTTAATACTTCTAAAAAAGATATGGCTCCACTAGCTGCTCAAATGATGGCTAGACTTCAAAATATTCTTAATTCTGAGAATGTAGAATTTGAGAATAAAGTTCTTGCTGAGCTCATTATGAAATATGGTCCAGATTGGCGCCGTATTCTAAATGAAGCACAGAGATATTCTATTGGCGGTAAAATTGATTCTGGTATTCTAGTTAACATTGGTGACCAATCTTTTAAGAGCCTTATGGACTTTCTAAAAACAAAAGATTTTAAGAAAATGCGTTCATGGGTAGTAAATAATATTGATACCGATGCATCTTCTATTTTTAGAGGGATTTATGATAGAATGTCCGATTCCGTAAAGCCGCAATCAATACCACAAGTTGTTCTTATTTTAGCAGACTATCAATATAAAAATGCATTTGTAGCAGATCATGAACTTAATGTTGTAGCCTGTATGACAGAACTTATGGCGAATGTGGAATTCCAATGAATACAGAAATTATAATTTATAATATTATTTTTTGGTTTTCATATTACTGGATATGCTCTTTGCCTGAAAGGTTAATTCAAAAACAAATAGATGGGGCTAAAGATGTCTAATTCAATTATCTTTGACTTTGAAACATTATCCACAGATAGATATAATTGTGTTGTGGTTTCATTAGCAGCTCTTAAGTTTTCAGAAGATAATTTTACTTCTGAAAACGGATATTCATTTGATGAATTAGTAGAATCTGCAAAGCTTATTAAGTTTAATGTTCAAGATCAAGTAAAAAATCATAATCGTGTTATTGATAAGAAAACATTAGAGTGGTGGAACGAGCAGGGCTCCGAAGCAAAGAAACAGTTAATTCCATCGGATCAAGATCAATCTATTACAGAACTTTATGATTTCTTTGTTTCTACAATTGCCGATATGACATTTAAAAGTAAAGTATATACCAGAGGTAATAATTTTGATCCTATTATATTTGAAAATATTATGGATCAACTTCATAAACCTCACCCATATTCTTTTTGGCAACTACGAGATACTAGATCAATAATAGAGGGTCTGTCTTGGGGTAGCGGATTAAAAAATAGTTTTATGCCCGAAGGCTGTGATAACTTTATTCATCATGATCCAGTTCACGATATTGCACTAGATGTTATGAGAATGCAAACATTAGTAAGGGCTATATCATGAACCATTTTGATTATTTAAATAGTATTAACTATTCTAAAGAAAATATTATGCACGATAATCTTGATGAGAAAGCATATAATTCTTTTATGGTTAATCGTGGGTTATCTTATTTTAACGACACTGTTATATATGCAAATGAAATGAATAGATATGCTCATATAGATTCTAAGTTGCAATATGATTTTCTTAGAACATTAATTAGAAAACGTAAAAGATTTTCAAAGTGGACAAAAGAAGATAAAAATTCAGATATTGATTTAATAAAAGAATATTATGGATACTCCAAAGAAAAAGCATTCCAGGTATTACCATTATTATCTAAAGAACAGCTTGCGTTTATTAGTAAAAAGTTAAGTAAGGGTGGTAGAAAACCCTAAAAGTTATATATTATAAATAGTTTTATCATGAAAAGAATCATGTATTATAACTATAATAATAAATTTACGTGAGTTGAAGATATGAATGAAGTCAATAATGAGTTAGTGAAATGGACACCAGAAACTATGTTAGAAGTTTCTCTTAATGAACCTGATGATTTTTTAAAGGTTAGAGAAACACTTACACGCATCGGCGTTGCATCTCGAAAAGAAAAGAAATTATTTCAGTCTTGCCATATATTACATAAGCAAGGCAGATATTTTATAGTTCATTTTAAAGAACTATTTTTATTAGATGGTAAAAAATCTAATTTAGAAGAAGGCGATGTTGCTCGTAGAAATACAATTGCCACTCTTATGTCTGATTGGGGTTTGGTTACAATCCAAGATGAAAATAAAGCGCAGCCTTTATCACCTCTAAGACAAATTAAAATCATTCCGTTTAAGGATAAACAGGAATGGGAACTATGTCCAAAATATAATATTGGACGTAAATAGAATAGCAGCTATTCACTAAAGTAATAGCTCATCGTTATAAATAATAGTGGATGCAGTTTTACTGGTCCACTATTAATTCTTGCTTGACAAAAAGGAGAAAACAATGACAGGCATACAAACACTTTTTCCACGTTCATCTTTTGTTGGCTTTGACCATCTGTTTAACGAGTTAGAATATACCGCTAAACATTCAAAAGATCATTATCCTCCACATAATATTATTAAAACTGATGAGAATGATTATCTTATTGAACTTGCAGTTGCGGGATTTTCTAAAGATGAACTATCTGTTGAGGTTAAAGATAGAACTTTAACGGTAGTGGGAGAACACGTCTCAAGGGGTCGTGAGTTCATTCACCGTGGAATTTCCACAAAGAAATTTAAACGCACATTCCGGCTGTCTGAGCACGTACAAGTGCACGGAGCAGATATTCAAGACGGCATACTTGCAATCGAACTGAAGTATGTTGTCCCAGAAAATCAGCGTCCTCGTAAAATCAATATTGGTAAAAACGAGGAAAACAATGACACAAGCAATACTAACAGCCCACAGTTACTCAACGAGGGCAATTGAATCCATTATAGAAGCGTTTAGAACTTTTAAACAACATCGTTCAGAACGTAAAGTTATTAAAGCAACAGAAAGAGAATTAGGCAAATTATCGGATTATGATTTAGCAGATATTGGTCTTACACGTGGTGACATTTATACTGTTGCCCGCCGTAAATCAACTATCGAAACCGCTAAAACTAATAACAATCTAAGAGGTTGGGTCTAATGACAGCTTTAGTAGCAAACTATGTCTTCTCACCCTTGTCGGGTTTGTGGTCTTCATTCGATCGGTTTACACAGACGATTGGATACTCCAGAGCGGCAGCGGAGCTCGCAAGAATGGGGCTTTACGAGGAGTCTCGGAAGTGCATGATGGAAATACAAAAATTACATGATAATTAGTAATCCATATAAATAAGCACAGAGGGCGGGAGATCGCCCTCTTAGTCACACACAACACACAAATAGGAGATGTAAATGATTTTTACATACAAACAATTTATGGACCATAATAAAACTTTCTATGAAGAAATGGTCGACTTAAAAGTAGCCGGTTGGGATACTTTTAGTAAAGCAGCAAATGCTTATACTTTCAACTTTTATAAAGATCAACTTAAAGCTATGGACGAAGCTGTTCATAAGCTTGCAACAGATATGAAGGGTTACGTCAATGACTAATAAGAACCCATTTGAAATAAGAGCAGACATGCTCAAACTAGCAAAAGATTATATGGATCAGCAGTATAATATGAATGTACAGCTGATGAATGATATGTACGAACAAGGCAAGAAAAACTACGAAGAAGTGCAAGAAGCATATCAAATGTATTCTATGGACGATTTAATGAAAAAAGCAAAAGAAATGTATTCTTTTGTATCAGACAAAAAATAGGGAAAAATATGAAAAAATTTTTAGTTTTTATTACTGCAGCCATGATGGCTACTGCTGGAATTGCAGCAGATAAAGCAAAAGTTGGGTTCATCTATGTAGGACCAACAGGAGACCATGGATGGACATATCGTCATGATATTGGTCGTCAACAAGTAGAAGACGCTTTTGGCGATCGTGTCGAAACCACGTTTGTTGAGTCAGTACCAGAAGGTGCAGATGCAGAGCGAGTACTCACTCAAATGGCTCTTCAAGGCGCCGATATTATCTTTGCTACCTCATTTGGATATATGGATCCAGTAATGAATGTGGCTGAGAAATTTCCAAACGTAAAGTTTGAACACGCAACTGGTTATAAAATGGCGGAAAACGTAGCTAACTATGGTTTGAGATTATATCAAGCTCGGCACGTACAAGGTGTTATTGCAGGTATGATG